CCACGTCAGGGAGAATACTACTGGTGTGGTATTCACCCAGAAGTTTCATTCGACCTTCGCTCCGAAACTGGCGCAGGCGGATGGCGTGATGACCACAAGTATGCCGAGAACGGTGCATCTGAGTTTTGGCCAGGCACCATCGGCACATACGAAGGTGCTATGTTCGTAGAGTCACCACGTCTCTACAACACAACTGACGGTACTGGTTCAACCGGTGCTACAGGCACATTCGGAACATCTGGCTATGTCCACGCTTCTGGCGGTACTCGCGTATTCCGTACCCTCGTTGCTGGTAAGCAAGCACTTGCTGAAGCAGTTGCTGAAGAGCCACATGTCGTCTTCGGTCCAATCACCGATAAGTTGATGCGTTTCCGTCCAATCGGATGGTACGGCGTTCTAGGCTGGGCACGTTACCGTGACGCAGCATTGGTTCGTATCGAGTCATCAGCTTCGATCCACAACTCATAATTGAGTTAGTTGTTGTCCTGCCCTCGCACGTGAGGGCAGGCGGCAACGCCCTATTGAAAGGTTTAACCAATGGCGTATGTTTTTAACCCACCTACAGTTGATGAAGGTCCAGCGGGTTTTGGCATACTCTTTTGGCGTTACAAAATTGCTCGCGCTAACTCGATCCTTGTCTTTGGCACAGCGGTAGTTAGTGAGCGTACCCCAGCGGTACAAGATACTCAGTCAGCAGATTATTGCTACTTGGGCGGACATACCTATGTCCTGTCAGATGCTGAGAAAACTATTCTTACAAATGCCGGCTACGGCGCTTACATTACACAGGAGTAAGATGAACGCAGGTAGATACAACATTAGTGTCGTCAACGGCACAACCTTTACCCTTGCTCCCATCTGGCAGGTGGATAACCTTCCTGTGAACCTCACAGGCTATAGCGCAGATATGCAGGTTCGTGATGTGTCCAACAACCTTATTGTTGAACTTTCCACAGCCAACGGCAAAGCCACAATTCAACCAGCGCTAGGTCAAACAACATTTATTCTTACTGCTGCTCAGACAGCAGCTGGCGTATTGCCACCTGGTAACTACACATATGCCTTTAATCTTACTGATAGTTCTTCTAATGTCTATCAGATCCTCAACGGTGCATTTACCGTTACTGCGAGCGTGATCCAGTAATGTCAGTTACCGTTAATAGCATTTCAACAGTTCTTATTCCAACGACGACTAACGTCTTTAACGTTGGCTCAACTCAACCAATTACAATCGAACTTGGCGTACTCGGACCACAAGGTCCTCAAGGCAACCAAGGCAATACGGGCGTTACAGGCGCAGGAATGACAGGTGCAACTGGTGCGACAGGCTCTGTGGGCAATACTGGCAGTACTGGTTCCACCGGCCCTACTGGGCCTAACGGTGCTACTGGCGGTACAGGAGCAACGGGCGCAGCGGGCGGCACAGGAGCGACAGGCTCGACAGGCTCGCAAGGAAACACAGGACCAACAGGAGCAACAGGCCAAACAGGACCTACAGGTGCTGTGGGTAACACTGGCTCAACGGGGCCTACTGGAGCAACAGGAGCCACAGGATCTTCCATAACAGGTTCTACGGGTCCTACAGGACCTACAGGTAATACTGGACCTACAGGTAACACCGGTAACACAGGACCGTCTGTAACGGGCGCTACGGGCGCTACAGGGGCAACTGGTGCCACAGGTGCAGGCGGAACTATTGCCTACTACGGAAATTTCTACGACACAACAACCCAAACAAATGCTGGCGCTACAAGCGCCAACCTCATCACGCTTAACACCAATGCTGGTTCTAACGGCGTAAGCATTGTGTCTAGCAGTCAAATCACTTTTGCTTATGCTGGCACTTATGCCGTCAATTTGCTTGGTCAATTCATCACCACAGGTGGCGGTAGCAACTATCAGGTTAACGTTTGGTATGCCGTTAATGGCACAGCGGTAACTGAGTCAACAGCCGTCTTTACAACCGCTGGTGTAAATAACCAAGTTCTAGCAAACATCGAAGACCTTATTACAGTCAACGCTGGAGATTACATTCAGTTCTACTGGTCTTCACAAAATACTTATATGGAGTTAATCTCCGTAGCCTCTGGCACATCGCCAACTCGTCCTGCCTCACCAAGCGTCAATCTGCATGTTGAGCAAGTTACCTACACAATTTTAGGACCGACGGGAGCGACGGGTGCAACAGGCAACACAGGACCTGCTGGAGCGACTGGAAACACTGGGGCAGCGGGACCAACGGGAACTGCTGGCAGCAATGGCTCGACTGGGCCGACAGGGCCTGCTGGTGCAACGGGACCGACAGGCTCTACAGGAAGTACTGGAGCTACTGGATCTAACGCTGTAGCGTACCCAGACATGCTCTGGCTTGGCGCTATGTGATACAATCGCGGTATGCCCAAGATTGCAGTCTATGCCATCGCACTCAACGAGATACTTCACGCTGAACGCTGGGCTAAAGCAGCAGAAGGTGCTGATTACCGAATAGTCGCAGATACAGGATCAACAGATGGCACACAAGAGAAGCTCCGTGAAATGGGCGTTACTGTTCACGATATTAGCGTTAAGCCTTGGCGTTTTGATGTGGCGCGGAACGCGTCTCTTGCGCTCATACCGGAAGATGTAGATATTTGCGTTTTCGTGGATATGGACGAAGTTATCCACAAGAACTTTTTTAGAGAAGTGCAAAGGCAATGGGACCCAACGGCGCAAGCAGGTTGGATCACATTTGATACTGGCAACAGATGGCAGAAGGATAAGATCCACACTCGTCATGGGTGGCATTGGAAATATCCTATCCATGAGGTAGCAGTCTGGTATGGCGAAGGTACGCCAAAGTATTGCACCATTAAGAACGCTGTCATCAGCCATCAGCCAGATAACAATAAATCTCGCGGGCAGTACCTGCCCATGCTTGAAATGTGTGTTAAAGAGTTTCCCCAAGATCCACGCATGTGGACTTACATGGTTCGAGAGTATTACTTCTATCGTCGCTGGGATGATGTTATCGCAGCAGCCAACACTCGCATGGAATTGGGTGGATGGAATGTCGAGGAAGCAGCCACCTGCCGGTGGGCAGCTGAGGCTTGTCACCATTTAGGCAAGGCTGAAGAGGCTACTCAATGGGCTGAGCGTGGTGCTCAGATTATGCCTAACGAAGGCGAACCATGGTTCTCGGTAGCGCTTGATGCTTACCGCAACAAGCGTTGGCAACAATGTTTAGATGCTTCGATCAAGGCTATTGAGTGCCATCGAAGCGTTCACTACTGCTATGACGCATCGGTGTGGGACTGGAAAGCCTATGACCTAGCCAGCATTGCTTCATGGGAGTTGGGCTTTATTGACGAAGCGATTACCTTCGCCAGTGCTGCAGCCAAGGCTAACGCAGAAGAGAACGATCGCATAGAACGCAACCTATTATTTTTCAAACAAGCTAGGGAGAAACATGGCTCTCGGAGATAACTGCCGTTCAGGATGTTTACTTAAAAACCACGAAACTTATGCTGAGTGCCTACAAGACGCTAGCATCCAGATCAACTCTGGTGATGCGAACAGCAACAAGACAATGACCAAGAAGCGTTGGGATGCAGAACTTAACGCCTATGACCGCGCTCGCAAGCAAGGTATTCAGCCAGCCGGTACAACCATGAAAGCAGTTGCCGAGTCACTTGAAGCAAGCGACAAATTAGGCAAACCTTTCGACGCTGGCAACATGCCAGCAGCCAAGAAAATTACCAAGCAGAGCGCAAAGGTAATGACCGAAATAGGAGCAATCTAATGGCAGCAGCAAAAAAGGGCATGGGCTTTGCGGCAGCGCAAAAGTCAATTGCTAAGAAGCAAGGTATTCCAATGAAGAACGCAGGAGCAATCCTTGCAGCTGGTGCTCGCAAGGCTAGCCCAGCGGCAGTAAAGGCAAATCCAAACCTTAAGAAGGTAACAGGCGTTAAGGCTAAGAAGGGTGGCAAGTAACATGTGCATGTCATGTGGATGCAACAACAACGCAGTTAAGACAACAGAGAAGCTAGACGGCAAGCCAAACCTTGATCCAAAGGGCGGTTACAAGGGCGTTGGCGGTACAGTCAAGTGGCCAAGCAAGTAAACAGAGGCAACGCTAAACAAGCAAAGTCAGATTCAATCATCATTGGTGGCCAGAAGCACACAGTTGTTAAAGCCACCAATGGCGATATTGTCGTAAACCATCCTGGTTCTAAAAAGACAACATTCAAAAAAATTGATTTGACTAAAAAAGCAGATGTAAAAACTGTAGCTGCTGGCGTAGCAGCAGTAAAAAAATGGCATAAAAACCATCCAGCGAAAGGCAAGTAAATGGCAGTTGACGATGGCAAACCAGTTGTATGGCATTTAAACCGTTTGGCAGGAACTATCGTCAATTCAGTTCCTCAATGGGATGTTAACGGCGCTGCCGTTCAATGGGCCAATAGAGTAATTCCTGGGCACAACGCCACTCGCGGTATTGATGCTCTTAACCTTATCTATGCTTCCCGCAATGGCGGACTTAACCTGCACCTAGATACTCCAGGCATTCTTAATGCCTTGGCTGGTGTGTACGGTTATGGCGAAGCAGCGGCAGCATCGAGGATCAGTTCATGACTTTATTTCAAGATCTTATTGACGAGACTGCGCTCGCGCTTTCTGGTTATACCAATAAGCAGGATCAGGCTACATTCCTGACTGCGCCAATGGGTGCTACAGATACAACCTTTACCGTTGCTGACGGCACAGTCCTCACACGCGGTATTGTCGAAATTGACGAAGAGTTGATCTGGGTTGACTCATTTGATCGCAACACCAACATTGCTACAGTCCCGCCTTACGGTCGTGGCTTTAGAGACACAACCGCAGTTACCCACACTGCCGGAACACGCGTCACCATTGCTCCATCATTCCCACGGGCTATGATCCGCAAGGATGTGAACGAGGCTATCGAAGCTGTATACCCAAGCCTCTTTGGTGTGTACTACACAACCTTCCCATTCATCGCAGCGCGTACTACCTACGCTCTGCCACAGGAAGCGATTGACGCTATTGCCGTATCTTGGCAGACCATCGGACCATCTCTTGAATGGCTACCAGTTCGTCATTACCGCATTGACCGCACAGCAAACCCATTGGTTTGGAACAGCGGTAAGACAATTTCCATCTCTGATGGAATTATCCCAGGTCGTACAGTGCAGGTTGTCTACACTAAAAAGCCTACACAGTTGCAGTACGACACAGATGACTTTACAACCACTGGCTTGCCAGACTCAGCCCGTGAAGTAATTATCCTTGGCGCAGCCTATCGCTCAGCTGCCTATGTTGATATGGGTCGTATCCCAGCAGTATCTGCTGAAGCAGGATCGATGGATCAGTCCAACCCAGTCGGCGCAGGAACAAACATGAGCCGTTACTTTTATCAGATGTACCAGCAACGCCTACAGGTTGAGATGGCACGTCAAGCAGAACAATACCCACCACGCACTCACTACAGCCGATAGGTAGATAGATGACCAGAAACTATAGCGCTACGGCGCAAGACACTACCCTCACCAATCCACTTACCAACTCGGCAACTACAATGGTTGTGGCTGCTACCACTGGTTACCCATCAACCCCGTTTGTCCTTGCGGTTGACTACAACGCTTCAGCTGAAGAACTTGTACTGGTTACCGGCGTGTCTGGTCTAACACTTACCATCCAGCGTCAATTTAACGGCACCGCCGCTCAAGCACACGCAGTAGGCGCAGTAGTGCGCCATGTGATTACAGCGCAAGACTTGACTGATGCTGCTGCTCACCAAGCTGCCTCATCTGGCGTACACGGCGTTACCGGTTCTGTTGTAGGTACAACCGACACTCAGGTTCTTACCCACAAGGATCTAACCAGTTCCACTAACACCTTCCCATCCACCCTTGGCAATACCTTCACGGTTAACGCCCAGACTGGCACAACCTACACACTAGCCAGCACGGATGTGAACAACCTAGTAACGGCAAGCAACGCTAGCGCTATCACCGTCACAATCCCTGCCAGCGTATTTACTGTAGGCCAGTCGGTCAACGTGGTACAACTTGGTGCAGGACAGGTCAGTTTTGCTGCTGGTTCTGGAGCAACTGTTTACTCAACTCCTGGTCTTAAACTTCGCGCACAATACAGCATCGCTACCGTTGCCTGTATTGCAACAAACACATTCCTACTAGTTGGAGACTTAACAGCATAATGGCTACTGCATATGTAATTCTCGGACAGGCTACGCCATCGGCTGCCTCGTCATCCACATTGGTAACAGGTTCTACCAATGGCTCAATCGTAGGATCGTTTACAGTCTGCAACCGTAGCGGATCTACAGACGCTATCCGCGTCAGCATTACCAAGTCTGGCGGATCTGCGTACTATGTTTACTATGGCTTTAACGTGCCAGCCAACTCATCAATTGTTGAAACACCAGGCTGGACATTGGCCAGCGGTGATATAATTACAGTGTATTCAACTGTCGGTAGCACCGACTTTACAGCGACGGGAGTAACACTTTAATGGCCGTCTCATTACTAACCAACGCATCGGCTTACCCAACGGTAGCCTTCAATGCGCAGACAGGTACTACCTACACATTTGCATTGACAGATGCTAACAACACAGTTGTGTCTTTGACCAATGCTTCTGCCATCACAGCAACTGTGCCACCTAACTCATCGGTAGCTTACCCAGTCGGCGCCATTCTTCAGTTCTTTCAAGGTGGAGCAGGGCAGGTAACTATCGCTGCGGGTAGCGGTGTAACAATCAACTACACACCAGGGCTTAAACTTCGTGCGCAAAATTCATTTGCCACCTTGATTCAAACAGCGACTAACACATGGTTGCTTAGTGGGGATGTGACTGCATAATGCCAGTATCATTAGCTTCTACATCAGCCAGTTCTATGCACGGCGCAGTTGTGCCGATTGGATATGTTGCAATTAGCGGTAGTCCAACAAGCGCTGTTGTTTTTTCAAACATACCTCAAGGCTATCAAGATTTAAAAGTTGTTATTTCTGCTCAAAAAACATCAGGTTCTTACGATTCTTTTTTTGCGATAAATAATGATTTTACTAGCAACACAGGAAGTAGGACTGTTTTATCTGGCGATGGATCGTCTGCATCTTCAAGTCGTAGAACAAATGATTCAACAAATTATTTTTCAATTCTTACAAGTTCAACTGGTTTTGCAACAGTAACAATTGACATTCTTAATTACGCCAACACATCAACATACAAAACAATTCTTTTTCGAGGCGCACAAGATCTAAATGGTTCTGGGCAAACTTACTTAAATGTTTCATTAAAGAAATTAACTTCTGCTGTTACTTCTCTTGTCATCAACAGCAATGATGGTAACTATTCAGTTGGTAGCACTTTTGAGTTATTTGGAATTAGAACGGTAGGACAGTAAATGTCAATGTCCATTAAAAACCGTGAGAAGTTAATTAGCCCAGAAAAAAAGCAAGAGATTCTTGCAGCACTTGCTGGACAAGATATTAACAACTGCTGGTCATTACCATTTGGCAATGTATCTGGCGGGGGTTATCGTGAGTTAAGTATGTATCTTGATGGTCGTCAAATTAAGATAGCGGCGCATCGAGCTGTATATGCCATCTTCTATGGTGCAATTGGCAAAGGATTAGTCCTAGATCATTTGTGCCACAACGATGCTCATAAGCGCGGTGAATGTGATGGATCAGATTGCAAGCATCGTCAATGCGTCAATCCAACTCATTTGCAAGCAAAGACTCATAAAGAAAATGTATCTGCTGGTGCAAAAAATAATGACAACCGTGGCACATGCCAAAATGGACATGATTGGGTTAAAGAAAATATCCTTGTCAAGAAAAGCGGATCAAGAGTATGTCTTATCTGCCACAAAGCATCTGCTCGCCGTTTGGCAGAGCGTAAGAAAGTGATGGCATAAATGTATCCAATTGCAAGCGTTACAAGTCCTTCTAGCGGAGATGTTGCTTTCACCAACATTCCTCAAACATTTACCCATCTTCAAGTAAGAGTATTTGCAAGAAGTTCTTACACTGGCAACCCCACCGCATTTTCAGGTCTGTATATTAACGGTTCGCCAACATCAAACAATTACCCAACACATTTATTACTTGGTGATGGTAGTTCAGCAACCGCTTCATCAAATACAACAAACAATCAATTTACTCCAGATTCTTACAATATTCCAACGGCAACTAATACGGCAAATGTGTACGGTGCTGTAATTTGGGATATTTTGGATTATGCAAATACCAATAAATATAAAACCGTTAAAGTCATTTCAGGATTTGATGCTAATGGCAGCGGGCGAGTAAGCCTTGGTTCGGGAGTATGGTTAAGCACTTCTGCCATTACGCAGTTAGATATAACAACTGTCAATAACTTTGTTGCAGGATCGGTAATTTCACTCTACGGCATAACAACGGCATAAGGAGATAAAATGTCAGTATTTTTACAGCCGTTGCAAACGGTTACAGTCGGTTCGGGTGGAGCAGCAAGTGTTAGTTTTACCAGCATACCACAAGGATATACAGATTTGGTATTAAAAACATCTGCAAGAACAACTGGTGGCGGAAATGTTGACAATTCTATTTTCAGATTTAATGGGGACAGTTCAAGCCTTTATTCGATGACTCGCCTTTATGGAAGTGGAACATCAACTACTTCAGATAGCCAACAAAGTGGCGGACCAAACTTTGATGCTTTTCCAGCAAGCGGAACCACATCAAATACTTTTGGCAGCAGTGAATATTACATTCCAAATTATGCAGGTTCTAATTACAAATCCTTTATTAACGATGCTGTGAATGAAAATAACGGATCAACTGCATACCAAGTTCTTGAAGCGGGTTTGTATAGAAATACATCTGCTATCACATCCATAACCATCACCCTTGGTTCTGGCGGTAATTTTGTGCAATACAGCAAGTTCTCACTTTACGGCGTACTTCGTCAAGGTATTTAACAACTAACTAAGGAGATAGCATGGCAACAGTAATCGAAGTAGATTGCACTACAGGTGTGCAAACAGAACGACCAATGACAGCCGATGAGATTGCTGCTCAACAGGCAGCGGCTCAAGCAGCAGCAGATAAGGCAGCGGCCGACAAAGCAGCAGCAGATGCACAGGCTGCTAAGTTGGCTGCAACCAACCAGAAGTTGATCGGTCTTGGACTTACCCAAGAAGATATTGACACACTCTTGGCAGCCGCTAAAGCCTAATAGGGTGTAAGGTGGGGGCATGACTGAACAAGAATTGCGCCAAAAATTAGCCAAAGAAATTAACTTTGACCGTGTTTACTATAAGGAACTTTTGCCCAACCGCTTGAAATGGTTGCCTTGGTTTGTGGTTTACCCGATAGCAAAATCGGTTCGCAACCGTTGCATCAAAGTCGTACTTGGCTAACTCCACAGAAAGTTAAAGCATGATTGACGAGATTGTCCCTCTGCGCCGTACAGTAGAAGACGGCGTAGAGTATTTTGAAATAAACGAATATTTGTAATATCAGCCCCGCCCCGTGCGGGGCTTTTTTATTGGAACAAACTAAGGAGTAGATGTGGCACTTGACGGTTTTCGACATATAGCCGAACGGCCAACTGATCCGATTGGTCAGCCCAATTCAGCTGGCAGTA